GCGAAACTCTCTGGTTATGTATAGAGAGCCTCATTGTCTTATACAAACAAATTAGATGGTCACAGGATTGGAATCAATTCAGTTTGGCTATCGTGCAATTTGTTCATGCTGTAACCGGTAAGCCTATCGTGAAGGGTCTCACTGTAATGCTCGAAAGAGTAAAATATATAGTGAATAGTCTTAGCGATGGTGGTTTGCAATCATCTGATGATTACACTAATCCTTTCTCTCTAATGAGATATTATATTGGTAAGTATGAGGAGACGCACAATCATCCTGTTATGTTAAAGATTAAAAAGATGTTTTATTATATAATGTCTTTTTCCCTTCTAGATAAATTCGGTATCACTTTCGAGACTTTTTGGTATGAGAAAGCTGAAGCGGAATATATCAAAACACAACATTCGAATCATGTCAATTTTCTTGCATCTATCTTGGATGGGGCATCATTCATATTGGAACGAGTATATGATTGTATAATGACGCAGTCTTGGAGTCCTATTATCCACTCCGGTCATAATTATGGCAAGTGGGTGGAAGAAGTGTATTTTCTCAAGGAAACCTCTCAGAAACTACACAATCCAGAAGCTCAAGGTATTTCATTGCATGAATATCTAAATAGGTTGGATGCTTGCATTGAAAAAGGTGAAGCTATTACCAAGTTTGCCACGGAGATCGACTCTTCTTCTAAGAGTTTAATTCGTCGCCTACTTTCGGACATGCGTCTACAGAGAGCTGATGAATACACGCGTGCTGCTGCGCGTGCAGATCGTGATATGCCCTATGGCTTATTGCTTTTTGGACCATCCAGTGTGGCAAAATCAACTCTTATGAAGATGATCGAGGCAGTTTTTGCTCAGGTTAGGTCTTTACCCCAGGGCGATGAATATCGATACGTTAGAACTTTTGCAGATCCCTATTATTCGGGATTTCGCACCTCTATGTGGTCGTTGGTCTTGGATGACGTTGCCGCTGCACGTCCCGATACATGTACTGAGGACCTTTCGATGAAGGAGATTTTACAGATTCTCAATTATGTAGCTGTTTGTCCACCCCAAGCTGAATTGGCTGATAAAGGTAAAACGCCCTTGCGCCCAAAATTAGTTCAGTGTTCCACTAATACAAAAAATCTTTCAGCTCATGTATGGTATAATAATCCATTAGCCATCCTGCGGCGCTTACCATTGGTTATAACACTTTTGGTTAAAGAGGAATTTTGTGTTTTGACAGATGACGGTACAGTACCAGATCTGTATAATCGTCAACTGGATACGAGTAGATGTCCTGAATTAGCAGATGGTGAGTTACCTAACTACTGGATTTTTCGCGTAGAAAAGGTGATAAGTCATACAATAGGTGAAGGGGAAAATTTGAAGCAGTATGCTAAGTATGCCCCTTATTGGAAGGATAAACTTGATTTCAATGATGTATACGAATTGCTTGCCCGTTTGGCACAGGATTTTATTCGCTTCCGCGATAAGCAAGAACGTATTAAGCGCGACAACAAGAAATTCGATGATATTAGAATTTGTGACAAATGTTACTATGTGACAACTAAGTGTACATGTATCGTTCTGCATTCTGATAATGTAGGTGTCATTCAATCTACTGATATCATAGAACATCCTGCTGTTTCTGTAACCGCCATTTTCCTTTCCTTTTTTTTTTTGGTGCATATAGTACGTGTGCTGTTAGCATACGTATGTGCACAAATGTGCATAAGAGTTGCACATTTTAAAAGAATTCTTAAAGAAGAGATAATTGCCTGTGGTCAAGAAGTAGCAGTCAATGCAGTGAATGCTGTTTTAGAATCATCGCGGGTCCAACATGGTGCACTTGAGCGTAGTGGTGAGATGGTAAGTCACATCTCACGCACCGCCGTAAATGTCGTGAAAACAGAGACAAAGAGAATCGCAAGAGATACACTAAGGACTGCTGTTGAACCAATTACGGATGCGTGGGATAGAATTTCGACTAAGGTTAACAATTCTATGCTTTCTTCTTCAGAAAGACTCAAATTTGAGCTATCTTTGGTGAAGACATATATGATCGATTTGGGACAGAAAGTACGCTCAGCGAGAATAACCAATAAAGTAGTACTTACTGTTATTACAGTGGTACCTTTGTTGGCGGGTGCAGCCTATATCTGGAAACACATGACAAGTTTCCAACTCCAGGGGAGTCGTGATATTGGTGAACGGCCAACGGCCACTGATGAAAAAGATAATCCATGGTACAGAGATGACTATGAACCTAATACTTTTGATGTTGGTGTACTCTCTGCATCTTGGAAAAATAGACCAATCGATCTTGTTGCGGAAAAAATATATCGAAATATTTTCTTTGCTACAGCCCGTTTTGAAAAAGATGGTCTACGAAAGAAGAGAGAGATGCGCATACTCTGTGTAGGTGGTAATCTTTGTGTGACCAATAATCACAATATACCCGAACTAGATGTCGATCTTACGATCGTATTGTCCAAGCAAGTACCTGGAGTGGGAAACAACTTTGAATTTAGATTGGGAAAGGATGATGCTTTTCGTCTGCCTGAATCTGATTTGGTATTTTTCCGAATTGGATGTATGCCGCCAAAAGCCAATTTAGTTGACATATTTCCATCAGAAAATTTTAGAACAGTATGCAATGGCGCATTACTGGGTAGAAATGCTGAAGGTAGTGATGAGACTAGAGCTCTACGTGGTATAAAGTTTGACCCCGAATATTATATTCATCAGCTCGACCGCAAATACAAGAGCTGGGTATACTCAGCTGCAGAAGCTACAGTTAATGGTGATTGTGGTTCAGTGGTTCTTGGCTTCGCTCCCACTGGCCCTACCGTTTTGGGTCTTCATCAAACAGGCGGACGCTATTGCAAGATGACAGCTGTTCAAATAACACGTGAACATATAGCAATGGCTAAAGATTTCTTCCAAATATCCATGATACAGTGTGGGTCTCCAGACTTGACGGACAAGAATGGTAAGACCATAGTCATACAACCCCTCCATCATAAGAGTGTATTCCGTTATCTGGAAAGTGGCACTGCCAATGTTTACGGTTCATTGCCTGGTTTTAGGGCCACTGGAAAGTCGCGTGTTACGCGGACACATATCCATAAGGCAATGGTAGAAGATGGGTATAAAGTTAAAACAGGTCCTCCTATTATGAGGGGCTGGGCGCCTTGGCGACATGCGGCTTCTGATGTCATCCAACAAGTTTTTTGTTTAAAACAAAGTGTCGTTGACAAATGCGCCGATGCATTCGCTGAGGATATTATATCCCGTCTGCCCCAAAACCAACTTGATGAGATGATCATTTTAGACAATGATACTACCCTAAATGGATACCCGGGTACTAAGTTTATCGATAAGATGAACAGACGTACCTCAATGGGCTTCCCATATCGTGAAAAGAAAATTTTCTATTTAACGTATAAAGGGAAAGTTGATGTGTGGCAGGACTATGTCATATTTCATGAAAAATTCTATGACCGTGTTGATGGTATTATAGACTTATATGAAAAGGGTGTGCGTTATATGCCAATATTTATTAGTCATCTTAAGGATGAACCTATAAAGATATCCAAAATTCTTGATAAAAAGACTAGGGTATTTTCAAGTGGGCCAGCCGAGTGGTGTTTTGTTGTTAGGAAATATCTCCTTTCTTTTGTGCGTGTTGTACAAAATAATAAATATATTTTTGAATCTGCGCCTGGCACCAATGCGGCATCGGCAGAGTGGGACAAGATTTACCATTATCTCACTGCATTTGGTACTCAGCGTGTTATTGCTGGTGATTATTCTAAATTTGATAAGAGAATGAGTGCTCAGTGGATTTTGGCAGCTTTCCGAGTTATCGATCGCATACTAATGTGTGCAAAATGGAGTGATACGAATCGGAAAATTGTGCAATGCATTGGTTACGATATTGCTTTCCCGCTGACGGATTTTAA